TTCCGTTCCGGCTGGCATCGGCTGGGTGCCTGGCCTTCCGGTCGGGACCATCCCTGCCTGCGCCCGCATTGCCCCACCCATCGCTCCACCGGGCTGTCCTGGGTTCTGCCTTCGCATCTGGGCAAACGGAATCTGTCCGCCTTGTGGCATCCCGCCCATCATTCCGGGCTGGCCCATACCCTGGCCCTGCATCGCGGCCATCTGCTGCTGCGCTTCCATCTGTGCCTGCATCTGCGCCTTCTGCAGCATGGTTTGAACTTCCTGCTGGTACATTGCCTGCATCGCCTGTTCGGTCCAGATCTGCTTTGTCATTTCATCGCTCTGGCCTTCGTTCAGCAGGTTCTCGCGGATCCAGCTCTCGGGCGCCAACCCCCGTAATTGCGCTGCAATCGTGGACTGCTGCATCATATCCTGGGGTAGAGCCACGTCCAGCTTCGCCTCAATCAGCAGATCATCCGGGATCTCACTCACGTCAAGTTCAATCGCACCGCTCCGACCCAGTGCCTTACGCACCTTATTCCCGCCGTTTTCGGCCTTGTCCTTCCACATTTCCATGATCGTTTCCATCACGGTGGCAATCCCCCACCCACCACGCTTCTGGGGTGCGGTCAATGGCAACCGTCCTGCCTGGTGCAGCAAGCTCACCATCGAATAACTGGCCTGGCTGCCCATTGGTTCGCCTAACGCCTGCCGGTAGATGGTGCTATCCTCGATCATCTTACTGGCCAGGTCCATCCCGATCTGCAGGTCCTTATTCCAGACATCTTTTTCCAGCGGCTTCAAACCATGCCCTGGGGGGGTCCTTACAATCCCACCCGCCACACTGGTATCTACTGTAATCGCCGCTTCCTCGCCGGCGTCCGATTGATAGGTCGGGTTCATCGCCATGCGATAAAGGTTCGTAAAGCCGTAGGTATAGATCAGGTTCTGCCGTTCCCAGAGATTCCCCTTGTCCACTGCGTAAAGGAACGGGATCGCCTGATACTTTCGTTCATCCAGGTAGGAACCTTCGGAAGTCTGTACCACAATCGGAATGCAGGGCAGCTTATGCTCTTCATTCACCAACGGCGTACCGCTTACCATGTTGGTGCTCTCGCTCCCGCTACCAATCCAGGCCATGTGGACATCCAGATCCCAGTAATCCGCATACTGGTAGAGTTCCGCTTCATCCACGTCAGCCAGCTCCGGCACCTTATCAATCCCAAACTGCTGCCGTATCTCTGCCACGCTCATCATCACGGTCCGGTAAACCGCATTCAATCCGAACCTGCCCCACTGTGGGTACACGGTCTTGGGATCCCACACCTCAATCAAATAAGGTGTTCGTCCCACCACCCGCTCCACCTGTCGATTCTGCGCCTTGCTGCCGGTCTTGCCAAACATAGCCATCAGGTCATCGGTATCGTAGATGGCCATCACGCTCATGCCGTAGCGGATTTCGCTTTCAACCACGATTTCTTCTAGCGGAACGCCCTTGAACCTCCCGCTGTGATACCAGATCGTCTTGCACATCTTCTCGATCAGGTCCGCCTGCTTATCCATGCTGCTGTTCTTTTCCCTGGGTACCGAGAACACCGGTTCCGTTGCGGATAGCAGCCGGATAGCGCCCAGCGCTGCGTTGCGTGGGTCAGGACTGGCCGTGAATTTCAAATCGCTTTCGTTCTTGGGCTTATCCTTCCAGTCCAATAAAAACATTTCATCCATAGCATCGAACATGGTATTGCGTTCAGCATAGGCTTCCACCAACGCTGCCGCATGTTCCTGAGCCTGCTCTACAGTCTTTGCCATTTCACAATCCTTTCACTCCCTGGTAAGGGTTCTTCCATCGGGGCTTGTTCTGCTCCGCTTCTGTTTTCACAATTGGTGGTGAGTAACCGGTCAGCGCATAACACAGTGCGTCATAGGCATGATCGGTCTGGTTGGGCAGCGGCTTCTCCGGATGGTCCGGGTCAGTCAGCAATCCTTCCAGCTCTGCGATCAGGCTCACACAGGTATCAAAGATATAAATTCCGGGCTTCCCATCAATAAGCGGAGCGAGTCCGGCGCGTAACCTCTTGCTCTTACCGATCTGATCATTGTCCGCTTTGGTGAATAGGATCCCGTGTTCCAGCATCACGTCATAAGTTGATTTGGCATCCAGGTCCACCGTTCTTTTTGTCCAGGCAGAAGGATCAGCATAGGTAAAGGTGAACCGCTCCCAGCTCTCGGTCATTTCATTGATCCGCTCAGCCTGGTGCGGGTCGGTCAGTCCTGCCTGATAAAACTCGCGGTATACATACAATCGTTTCGTGGCCGGATCTTTGGCCAGCCAGTACATCGCTGCCGGTGCTGCGAACCCCCAGTCATACCCTCTGAACCTGGCCCATTCCCGGGGTAGATCAAATGGCTTGATCACATGCACGTGATAGCTGAACTCGGGCAGGAACTGGCCCTCAAACACCGACCAGTCACCGTTACGCAGCGCCTTATAAGTCCTCGGGTCCTGCAATTCCAGCCGGCTTTCGTAATCTGGATCACGCTGCAGCCCCATCTGGTTGTCCTCAATAAATGCAGGCAGGAATACCGTATCGGTCAGTTTGTGATCCAATGTCTCAACGGTCTTGACCTGCGGTAGTTCAGTCATTGTCCTCTCTCAGCCTGTCCTGGATTCCGAACAGTGTCTTATACCAGATGTGTCCAATGTTTCCCGGGTTGCTGCCCATCACCGCGAATGCTCTCGGGATCTGGCTCCACTTGCTCTTACGGTTACGGCTCAACATATAGCGCACCTGGGGCCAGCTAAAGTGTGTGGCCTCGTCCCACAGTTCAATATCGAATGCCGATGACTGGTAGTCGTAGACTGTCTTTTCATATTGCAGGTGGCAGAACCGGAACGCTGCGCCCTTGCCTTTATCCCAGTCCTCATCCTCACCGAACTCATCTTCATCCTCTCGCCATACATGCTTCGATTCGTTGTATTTGAATCCCATTGCAGGAAAGAGCGAGTAACTTCTTTCGATCGGGCCATCGCTCGCTTCCAGTTCAGGGAAGGTGCGCCGGAAGTATCCGATCTTCACACCCGGGATAGCGACCATTGCGATCAGCGCTATCGCCACCAGCCCTTCTGTCTTACCGCCAAATGCTGCACCGCCATACCCTATGGTCTGTGTGATCGCAGGGTACACCGGTCCACCGTTCAGGGCCTCATTCAGCCCGCATAATTCCAGTAACTGCCGTTGCTTTGGTTGGGGCTGCCATATATCAGCCGCCTTCCTCATCCGTTTCATCAACAGCCTTGCCACTTCCTCCCGGTCTGCAGCCGGCCACCTACTCGGATTCCTCAGTGAGGCCGGCAAGGAGTTCAGTAAGGAGGTCGGCAACGCCGAGTTTAAGTCCATCGGTTTCCTCTGCGACATACTTCAGCCAATCCAATAGGTCCTTCTTTGTAAGTGGTATGCTTTCATTCTCTCCTTGCAATTTCTCGAACTTGCCAATCATTCGCTTTGCAATCCGCAATCTTTCCGCTCTCGTCGCAATGCCGGTGGTCAGCGTCAAACGATTCAGTTCCTCATAAAATTCAGGTACGTTTTTCCAGTTGTAGATCGTGCGCTCTTTCACCCCAGCTATCAGTGCGGCTTCCTTAATAGTCGCTCCACTTGCCAGGGCTGCGCACGCCTGGTTTTTCTTACTTGTCCACTTCCATTCAGCCATCTAAAACCTGCAATTTTCCTGAAATTATTCACATGAATCTTTTTTTATTTCGCCTCGTACTTGTTCGATTTCTATACGAAGTTGCTTGATAACAGCGTCCTGTTCTTCAATCCGCCGCTGCAATTTATTTATTTCGATATTCTTTTCACCCAATTGGGTGGATAATTCCTTGTTTTCTATTTCAAGTTGAGCCAATCGGGTCATATAGTTTTCCTTGTCCTCCCGGTATCGGGTGTTCTCGATTCTCAGTTCCTCAATGATTGCTCTCAACTGTCCCAGGTCCTGTTTCTGTTCGTCAAGGTCGGATTGCCTGGCGTACTTCTCTAATTCCAGATCAATTTGTCTCTGTTCCTGTGTATTCTTTTGATGGTTGCTGATAATCACGGCGATTGCCGTGACTAACCCGGTAAGACCGCCCAGTATCCCAATGATGTCCACTGCTTCCATACCTGTTCCTTTGCAATAAAGCCCGGCCATCGTGACCGGGCTTTCTCTCAATTCAATCTTCTTCGCCCGTTGCTTATTCAGCACCTTCCGGGGGCGGTTCCGGCGTATAGTCCCAGTTGAATAGGCTCTTGACTTCCGCTTCGATCAGGGTGGATAGCTCATCAATATCCAATGCAATCCCCTTCTCTAATAGCATCGCATTCGCCTGGCCAAGCGCCCATTGCTTCTTATTTTTAACTAGCTCTGGATGCTTCTCATTCATCTGCTCTGCGGCGAGCACGACCCTCCGAATGACGTAATCAATCCAATAGGCAGATGTAGGGTTCTTGATCTTGAAGTTATCCCAGGCGCCTTTGGCCTTGGCTGCCAACCACGATAAGCCCATGATCAATAGCGGGATTACCAGGATCTGGATCAGTTGCTGTAAGAAATAACTCAACGGTTCCTGCAGTTCAGGAAGCAGCTTGCCCTCCGGCGTGCAGGCCGTCATGGTCAGCATCACCATCAGCAACAGCAGCACCAATCCAATAAACTTCATAAACTTGCGGAGCACTTTCACGGATCACCTCCTAAGCCGAATGACCTCAAGTCATTTCAGCTGTACACCTGCGCTATGAATCGCGGGTGTTCTAGTGGACAAACAAAAAAGCCCGGAGCATATCACATAAAGTGATACACTCCGGGCCGCTCAACAACGACTCACAGAGATAGATTTCAATTTCATTATAGCATAAGCGTTCGGTTGATTTCAAGCCAACAGGAGAAAATTGTTAACAACGCTTGACAAAGTACCACATACGTGTTACACTTTAGTCAGATCAAACAACCACCAAACAGGAGAAAACATGAAAAACACAGGTTACACATCAAAAGAATTGGCCCAGGAAATTGTAGACGAAATTGATAGCATGCACCCGGCGTTACCCGTTGAAGATTTCGCCCCAGTTGCCGAGGTTCAAAAATGGCTTGATGCGATGGATAACGAGGGGAACGCTGAGGAAATTAGCCATGAGATCTACAAAATTTTAGATCGGCGCGGTTGATATGAAAAAAGTTACCAGCATCCGCATCACAGAAGCCCAAGATAGGCAACTCGTAGAGTTGGAAAAAATGGGCTTCGGTAACCGGACAACGATCATCACAACAGCGATTGACCGGATGTACCAAGAAGAAGCTCGCAATAAGAAAGCCCCCGAATGTTAGGGGCTTTCTATTGTCCACTGGACCATACTTTATATCTTCGATCAATCATTATCTTGTGGCCGGCAATCTTGTGATTGTCAACCCGGAACGACAATTCACCCCAGCCCTCAGTCATCAGCTGGTTTAAATCGTCCTCAATCCTGCTGCGTTGATCGTCCGGTATCATGGCTACGAACTGCTCTAGTGTGATCCGTCCGTCAGATCTGGCGGAATATCCCAGGGATCAATCTCCTGATTGTAAAGGTACAAGCTGAGCAGCGTCAGGCTGCATCAGCGCAGTGCCATGCGCCATGAGGCGCTGGCCTTATAATTCCTGATCTTGCTTATCTTCTTCCACATGCACATACGGCAGCAGGTAGGGTTCCGGCGCCCATTCCTTCACCTCACAGAATAATCCTGGGTCCTCAATCAAATCTTCTCGCTTCTGGTTGGCGTTTTCTCTGTTCCGAAACTGCATGATTGTTTTGTCAAACACCACCAGGGCAAAGATCTTACCCTCATCTGTCATGGCAGGATGCAGTTGAGCGCAATCAATATACCCCAGATTGCCACAACAAAGCCAACCCAGAAGATGATGCTTTCCAGTTTACTTACCTTCTTCATGCCTCATTTCCTCCTGGGTTTTATACCCCAGCTTGCGCAAGTGCTGTTCCTGTGGCCATGTCATTACAACGCATTCATCAAACCAATACCCCATAATTTTTTTACCCCCTTCGGTTTTCACTCCATGAGATTTATACATATTCAGCGGATACCGTCCGATCACCCGATCTTTCGTGATCTGCACGGGTACCACAATCGCCAGCATCATGCCGGCCTCATCCACCTTATTTTCGTTCAGCTGCTTCAAGCGCATCAAGCTATCCGCAACCTCGTTCAGCGGCGCGCCATCCTTGGCCATGTCAATCAGGTTATGAGCCAGACGATAAACTTCATTCATTTGCTTCCCTTTCCGGGCGCCGGTTGGTCGGGCCGGCGCCCTTCTCAGAAGGAGGGGTAAATACGTTGGGCGCGGGAGCACGCCCAGGTAATATCAGAGTCGCAAGCGCTCCAGCGCATCTGCCAGCTGATAGGTATGAATCTGGACCAGGTCTTCAATTTCTTGAATGCGCTGCTCAACAAGGGACTCGCCAGGCGGCCGGTCCCCGCTAGTTTTCTCTGGGGCTGACGGCGCTGAAACACAGCCGATCCTTTCAATCAACACCGCGCCAACACCACTGGCCTTTTTCACCTGATCAAGCAGTTGGTCCATCTTTTTCTGGATCTGCCCTTCGTTGCCCGGGTTTATCTCTGGCGTGATTGGCGAAACCCTTACACTTACATTTCCACCTACATTTCCACCTACATTTCCATCTACATTTTCATAACTCATTTCAAAATCCTTTCTTTATCTAAAACGGTACATCCTCATACTCGGCATCGTCCACATCCAGATCAGGATCCCAGTCCTCACCTGCGGGGAGATCAGCCGGCGTGTTGCGCTTCGCCAGGGCGGCCCGGGCATATGCCGGGTCGATATCCAGCCGGACCAGGTGCTTCTGAGTATTTGCTTTCCTGCCATCCGGCAGGGTACGCTGGATCGTTTCCGGGTACATCGTCAGCACCAGCGGGGTGTAAGCGATCTCGCCCTTTGCCAGGGCGGCCATCATCGCAATCTGGTTGTCGATATTAGCTAAATCATTCCAGCTGCCGGTATGAAATTCAAGACAGCCCATGTGCCCTTCGTTGAATAATTCCTGCACGATCACATATAGCCTGGCCCGGGGATTGCAGCGCACGTCCACCTGTTCACCCTTCTTATTCCTATACGAATACTCCACCGTTCCGGGTGTGTAAGGGGTGAAGGGCTGGCCGTTGGTCACGATCCGCTCGCCGGTTTGCGTGTCCACCTTATACCAGTACCGCTCACCATCCGCTTTGGCCACCAGCGTCTTACCCTGGAAAGCCATCAGCCAGGCATCCCACACCTGGTCCACTTTGCTGGTCGGGAACATCACATGGATCTGCGTAGGCCGCTCACCGTATGCGTTCTTGAATATCTGTTCAGCTTCCTTCTCGGCTGGGTTGAATACCACCCGGAAGTGGTCCAGCTCCATCGGGTAACCACGTTCGTCCTTGTCTCCCTTCCGGATCTGACCGATCACCGGTAGCTTACTGCGTAAATTTTGGATAGGCATTGCTCACTCCATTCTGAAATATAAAAATAATTCCTGGCGGGGCGGGGGTAGGGTTAGCGTCCTGGTTCCGCCCCTAATTGTTGTTGAATATCAGCCGGTGATTAATAAGATTTTATCCATATCTGGAGATCAGAGAGTTCTCCTTTCTTGAACTATGGTTGGTTAGAGTTGGGCCGGCTGCTTATTCCCTCATAGTATAGTAGATATTCAATACACTCTGCCATTCAAGAGTTCTTATATCCTCAGTATAGCAAATGCTATCACGCTTGTCAAGCATCATAGTTTGCTTGACATTATAGAGCTTCTTTGCTATACTGTCTGCATGGGAAATCAAGTTATCTCTCAAAGAAAGGAAAGTGAAATGCCCGTCCGTTTGCGTTTAGGGGAGATCCTGCGCGAACGCGATTTGACCCAGGCTGAATTTGCTGATATGTGTGGCCTCACCCGACAGACCGTATCCACCCTTGTCAATCAGCCGGCTATGATCAGGCTGTCTACCATCGACGCGATCTGTGAAAGCCTCAACATCGAGCCGAAGGATCTTATCGTGCGTGTCAGGATTGAACCAATAAATTAAGTTAAACGCAAACGGTCAGGCGCAGAAGCGCCCAACCGTTCACAACCTACCCGCCCTGTTTTTCCGCCAAGATCATCCAGGGCATTGCATAATCAAGAGCTGATAATGCCTATAAAAAATTGTTTATCACATAATCAATCAGCAACATCACAAAAATATATATTCCAAACATCACACCTGTGGCCTGCCATATTGCTTTTTTTCTTGGCAGCCCTCTTGTCTTTTCATAATGCTTTGCCAGTGGCAAACCAGTTAAGGCGCATAATCCTAAGATAATTACCCAGCTACCCGCTTTACACATCTGAACCCCTTTGAATTATTCCGGCTTATGCCGTTCCGCACCTTTACAATCGAATAGCCCTAGACTTCTCAGAAAAGAAAGATTAAAATACCTTGCAATGCGCTGGGAGGGAGTCGAACCCTACCAGCACTTTTCTTTAATCTTCCCCCAATCCCCACGCAAGAACCGGGCTGGCCTTTGCATGAGCGGCAACGATGTCCGTCCTTACAATATCCAGGTAATTGCGGCACATATCCAGGGTGCTATGGCCCAGGATCTTCTGCAGTGTGTAGATGTCGCCACCATTCCGTAGGTAACTGATCGCAAATGTATGCCGGAATCTATGGCACCGCACTTCTCTTACGCCGCTGCGCTTCTCCAATCGTTCCATGATGTTCTGCAGGGTGCCGTAAGTGACGCCCCCTTTGTCGCCCTGGACCTTTGCAAACAGTGACATTCCACCGTCCATTCCCCAGTCTGAGATCTTCCTGGCCCGCAGCTGTAGCATGATCGCCTTCTCTGTGGGCTTGGATATTGGCACCACCCTTTCCTTCGCACCTTTACCCAGCACTTTCAGCTGGCCTGGACGCCAGTCCTCAATCGTCAGGTTCACGATCTCGGATGCTCTGACCCCGCAATCAATCAGTACCATGATGATCGCTCTATCCCGGGACTGAACAGCCGCATTCATAATTCGCTTGATCTCGATTTCAGAATAGGGAATGATCTGACGCTTGATGTACTTAGGTGGGTTTATTCTCCGGACAATGTTTTCAGAGGCAAATTCGTTCTCCACTGCCCAGCCCCACAGGGATGATAAGCAAGTGTGATAGTTGTATAAAGTCTTTGCTGAGATATCATTTCTGGACCCCAAGTAAGCTCTGATATCGCTGACCGAAATTTTACCGATAAGCCGATCCCCATTCTCATGTTGTAAAAAGTTCTTCAATATCCCCTCGTAGGAACGGATCGTCAGCCGGCTCAACCTTTCTGCTCTTTTTGTATTAAGAAAATCGATCACTGCGTCATCCAGGGATAACCGGGTGCTGAAATCAATATGAACACTCATCTTGCTTTCCATATTCCCAATATACCAATGAAATGTTGAGTCGTCAGGGAATAGGGCGAGCGCTACTTTCCCCGTATGCAATGAAATTTTTTATTATACATTATCAATTTATGGTTTCAATTTAGTTTAATCTAACTCGAAAGGAGGATCTACATGAAAGACCATCAAACAAACAGCACAAATAAGGCGCCCGATCGGGCCAAGCGCGCAACTTTATTTGCTGTTATTGTGGGCTGCCTCATCGTGCTCGCTGTAATTCTGACCCTTTTTCTAATTCATTCATTAGGAGGTCTTTGAAAATGGACAATTCTATCGTGTATATTCTGGCCGGCATCATTGGCCTACTGGCGATCAGCATCCTGGCCGGCACCATCATTCTCATCCTCAAGTTGCTGCGTTCTCAGGATGACCAGATTCTGGACCTGCGCACCCAGCGGGATAGGGAGCACACAGAGAATGTCACCCTGAACGGTCAGCTGGTCACGCTGCAGGACGATCTCACCCTGGCCCAGCAGGAACTAAGCGATCTCAAATCAAGGAGCAAGCACACCGGCCCAACAATGGCCGGCATTGAGGATGCGATGGCGGCGATCATCGGCGTCCAGGTCAACCGGGACGTGGAGCAAGTCCGCCTCGATGCTGCTCTCAACTATCTGCAGGAGCTGCGCCAGGGTCCCTATGCCTATCAGCCCAAACCCACTGGACCCAGAGAGGACTTCAAATGACTGTAGAAGAACAGATTAAAACCATTCCCCCATCATCCACACCCCACATCAAGGGGTGCGAAGCCACCCAATATGTATCCGTACCGATTGGCGTTCAGACCGTGATCC